TAGTTAGTTTCGGACTGACCGTTGAGATAGTGGTAGGTTGTAGTAATTTTGAAGCCCGAGCTATTTCGGAGTTTAAGAAATCAAGATTCCTTTGAGAAGATTCACACAACGCTTTATTGTCCTTCACCATAATATTTGAGTTGCTCTGTTGATCATAGGAAGCATATGGAACATCACAAGGTTTTGCCTGCAGATAATCCTTTTCTTTGTCTATTGTCTCCTGATAAGCGTATTTCAAATTTTCAAGATTTAAGCTTGATTGACTGAATTTGATACCAAAAATTCTCGTAACTCCTGAATAAAACATACATTTTCCTTCTAATACTTCGGTGCATTTTGGATCGATATTCATTGAAGTTTCATCAACATTCGTTGAGTAAGCAATTCGGAAATTGATAGTTACTTCATTTCCAATTAAATCTGCAATAGATTTTCCAATTGAATCTTTGCAAATTGGAAGATATGAAATTATCTCCTCTTGCGATTTACCCTTCCAGCTTGTTGGATTAATAGTAAGAATAATTGGCCTAGCAGTGATCTGTGTGGGTGTAATTGATTTGTTAAATCCGATATCTGCTTGGATTAAAGAAGGTAAATCAGGCAAATTCATGGGTTTGGCACTGTCACCCAAAGAAGATTATCAGCCTAAACAAGCCCCTAAGAAGGCTAGTTTTGCAGACGAAGACCTGCCTTTTTAAGTAAGTTTACGAGGCGAAAGCGGATGCTGTGCCAGTTGCGATCAAAAGCCTCTGATTACGCACAGACGCAGCGAGTAGCCTCACCTAATAGGAGTCAATGATGAATGATATTTTTAACAACATGAAGCAGTCAATGGACAGATTCTTTGGTACACCAGCATTTAAGTTGGTACGCAAAGAAGACCCTGTAACGAGCCATGAGGCATCCCAAGCCATTGACACCACCAAGATAGAACAACTCGTCTATGAGGCCATTAAGAGCTTCCCAGAGGGGTGTATTTCAGATCAGGTGCTAGAGATGTATCCCCAATACCCATATTCCTCCATAACAGCTCGTTATCGTGCTTTGTTAGACAAGGGATTTATTGAGATTATTGGTACACGCAATGGTCGTTCAGGTAGAAAACAAAGAATTATGAAGGTGACAAAATGACACTTCCTCCACATTCAAAGATCAGTTATCCCTCTATTCCAACCAAGGATTTCAAGTGGGAGTCGGGGTCTGATGTCCAGGCACTGTGGAGAAAGCATGGATGGACTCCACCTTCAGAACACATGACACCACCTCCTCCAGAAAAGAAAGAAGTTCCTCTAAGGAGGGTGAGATGAACTTGTTAGACCAAATAGGTTGCAAGCCAAAAGAGCCTGATGCCAAGTGTCTTAATTGTAAGAGAAGAGTATTCTCTACATTGCAAGTCAGGACTAAGAACTCAAAAGACAAGGCTTGTATTTACATTCCAATATCTTTACAGGAGAAGGTATGACTAAAGACGAAGCATTACGCCTTGCATTGGAGGCGTTATATGGGTTTATTCCATATCTGCCACTTGAGCATGACAAGCCACAATGCGATAGATACGACCAAGCCATCACCGCCATTAAAGCCACACTAGAAGCGAAGGATGAGCCTTGGGAAAAGTTCTGCGATTCAAATTGCGTTTGGACTGACCATCATCCTGATTGCAAGTTGGCAAAGGATGAGCCTGTGGCGTGGGTTGGGCTAAACCTAGACAATATGGCAGAGGCATTTCATAGAGTTATTGAAGAACATCACTCAAGAAAAAATCCATTTCACGACCCTGTAAACGGGGATGCAATGATTGCTTTGCGTGAGTTGCGTGGGTTAATTGCATACATGAAGCGCAACACCACCCCACCACAGCGCACATGGGTGGCTCTGACAGATGAGGAGATTTCTGACTGTATGGAAATGAGCATACAAAAAACTTGTCGTGCCATTGAAGCCAAACTCAAGGAGAAGAACACATGATGTGTCCCCGTTGCGGCTCTGAAACCCTCAAAGTTTTAGACACTCGATCAAATCCCGAATTTGTCAGCCGCAAACGCCAATGCGAGAACAACCACAAGTTTTACACCAAAGAATATGCAATACCCGAAACACAAGTATGTGAGAAGCCAGAAACTGCTAAAATTAGTGGCGGCTCTATCCTGTCAGCTTTGTGGAACAGAACATGGAATTCAAGCGGCTCATAGCAATTGGGGTGGCGGTAAAGGTCGTGGAATAAAAGCCGATGACAATCTGGTAGCGGCTTTATGCCAAACTTGCCATTACGACATCGACCAAGGTGCAAAGTGGTCAAAGGCTGAAAGACAGCAAGCATGGAACATAGCCCACTTCAAAACAGTTCAATTGTTAGTGGACACAAACCAATGGCCTGTTGACATTCCTGTACCAGACATTGCAAAATGAGTACGCTGACAAAATGCAGTTGCCAGCTTTTGGGGGCTATTGCTCCCATTTTTTTGAGGACACCATGCTAAAAATTGTGCAAAAGCCTGTGGATAAATTGATACCTTATGTCAATAACAGCCGCACCCACTCTGATGAGCAAATAGCCCAGATTGCCTCAAGCATCAAAGAATTCGGCTGGACTAACCCGATATTGGTAGATGGGGAGAACGGCATCATTGCAGGGCATGGGAGGCTGATGGCTGCAAGGAAGCTGGGCTACAAAGAAGTACCCACCATAGAGCTAAAAGACCTGACAGAGACCCAGCGCAAGGCTTATATCATTGCCGACAACCGCCTGGCACTCAATGCAGGCTGGGACAATGAAATGCTGACCATAGAGTTAAATGACCTATTGGCAGACGGGTTTGCCTTGGACATATTAGGCTTTGACTCAAAAGAGTTGAACGCCCTGCTAGAGCCTGAAGTTGTGGAAGGGCTGACAGATGAAGATGCCGTTCCTGAGATACCTGATGAGCCTAAGACGAAGATGGGCGACATTTACCAGTTGGGCAACCACCGCCTAATGTGTGGCGACAGCACAAGCATTGACGCTGTTGAAAGCCTTGTTGATAATGCAAAAATAGACATTTGCTATACAGACCCGCCTTATGGAATCAATGAAAAAGGCGATAGGACTGCCAGAAAAACTGGATTAGCTAAAAATCATAATTTGAAAGATTTTAAAGACGATACCATTGATTATGCTGTTGAGGCTTATCAAATCGTTGAAGGTGTTCTACAAATACCAAGACAAGTTTGGTGGGGTGCAAATTATTATTGTCATGCTTTGCCACAATCTAACAATTGGTTTGTTTGGGATAAGCGTGTAGAAGCAAAAATGACGGATACACAATCTGATTGTGAACTTGCTTGGGTTAAATCTAAATGGTCAAGTGTAAGAATTTTTAGACACCTTTGGAAAGGTTTTAACAAAGGTAGTGAAAGAAACCAACCAAGAGTGCATCCAACACAAAAGCCAGTAGCTTTGGCAGAATGGTCATTTGATTACTTTAAAGAAGTAAATACAGTTCTTGACCTTTTTGGCGGTAGTGGAAGCACGTTAATTGCTTGTGAAAAAACAAATCGTGCTTGTTACATGATGGAATTTGAGCCTCATTACTGCGATGTAATTGTAAAGCGATGGGAAGACTTTACAGGCAAGAAAGCCGTTTTATTGACAGAAACAGCAGAAACTGCTTAAAATTTAAGCGAGTTCCCCTACATAAAATGCCAATCTATCCACAAGAGCCGCACGAGCCAACGGCAGAATCCCGCAAACTGGTTGAGTCCAGTAGCGGATTAGGCTTGCCTCACGAGTCCATTGCCTGCTTGGTTGGCATTGACGACAAGACCCTCCGCAAGTATTACAGGCACGAGCTGGACATGGGCAAAGCCAAAGCTAATGGGCAGATTGCCAAGACGCTGTACAGCAAAGCCGTGGGTGGAGATACCACAAGCCTTATTTGGTGGACAAAGACACAAATGCGCTGGGCTGAGACTGTCAAGCAAGAACACACTGGTGCAGATGGTGCGCCTCTATTGTTTGAGCGCATTGAGCGTGTGGTAGTGGATGCAAAAAATACTGAAGATTGATACGCCTCGTTGGGCATTGCCATTGACAAAACCAAGCAGATACAAGGGCGCATGGGGTGGTCGGGGCAGTGGAAAGTCTCATGCCTTTGCTGAGTTGATGATTGAGGAACACATCATTGACCCCAAGCGCAGAAGCGTTTGTGTGCGTGAAATCCAGAAATCCCTGAATCAATCGGTCAAGCGGCTGCTTGAGACCAAGATTGAGGCCATGAACGCAGGGGCTTACTTTGAAGTCCAAGATGCGGTCATCAAGTCCAAAAAGGGCGATGGTGCGATTATTTTCCAAGGTATGCAAAACCACACCGCAGACTCAATCAAGTCGCTAGAAGGCTATGACTGCGCTTGGGTGGAGGAAGCCCAAAGTCTGAGCCAAACCAGCCTGGATCTACTGAGGCCAACAATCCGAAAGCCTGGCTCTGAACTATGGTTCACATGGAATCCAAGGCAGCAGTCTGACCCTGTGGATTTTCTATTGCGTGGGCCAGAGCCGCCAAAGGATGCAGCAGTAATCAAGGTCAACTTTGGCGATAACCCGTGGTTTCCACAAGTCTTAAAAGACGAAATGGAATACGACAAGCGCAGAGACCCTGACAAATATCAGCACGTTTGGATGGGGCAATACCTACAAAACAGCAACAGCAAAGTATTTAAGAACTGGAAAATTGACGACTTTGATGCACCGCCAGATGCAATCCACCGCCTTGGTGCGGATTGGGGTTTCTCAGTTGACCCGACAGTTTTGGTGCGTTGCCACATTATTGGGCGCACCCTTTACATTGATTATGAAGCCTACATGGTGGGATGTGAAATCATTAATACCCCTGAGTTATTCATGCAAGTGCCAGAAGCTGAGAAGTGGCCTATCGTGGCAGACTCAGCCAGGCCGGAAACAATCAGCCACATGAAGCGCAACGGTTTCCCAAAGATCATGACTGCGATTAAAGGGCCAAAGTCGGTAGAGGAAGGCATCGAGTTTTTGAAGAACTACGACATCGTGGTTCACCCTCGTTGCATCCACACAATTGACGAGTTGAGCCTGTACAGTTATAAATCAGACCCATTGACAGGGCGAATTTTGCCCATGCTTGAGGACAAAAAGAATCACGTTATTGATGCTTTGCGTTATGCGTGTGAGGGCATCAGGCGGTCAGCGGTCACAAAATCGGCTACATTTACACCATTGCCCAATGTCAAACGCTGGTAGATAATCGCCCCAAAAGGACAAATATGGCACGAATACCCAACGACCAACGCCTTGCAAATTTACACGCTGAAGCACTGCGGCAGTTCAATGATATACAAACTGCGCTGCGGGATGAGCGTCTGCAATGCTTGCAAGACAGGCGTTTTTACTCGTTGTGCGGCTCTCAGTGGGAAGGGCCATTGTGGGATCAGTACGAAAACAAACCCAAGTTTGAAGTCAACAAAATCATGTTGGCGGTCATTCGCATCGTTAACGAATACCGCAATAATCGCATCACAGTTGATTATGTGAGCAAAGACGGTACTGAGAACGACAAACTGGCAGAAGTCTGCGATGGCCTTTATCGTGCTGATGAACAAGCATCGGTGGCTGATGAGGCTTACGACAATGCCTTTGAGGAAGCTGTTGGCGGTGGCATTGGTGCATGGCGGTTGAGGACAGTTTACGAAGACGAAGAAGACCCAGAGAATGAACGCCAGCGCATCAGATTCGAGCCAATCTTTGATGCCGACTCAAGTGTGTTCTTTGACCTGAATGCCAAGCGGCAAGACAAGTCAGATGCCAAATATGCTTTCGTGGTCAACAGCATGACCCGTGAAAGCTACAAAGAAATCTACAACGATGACCCAACTGATTGGCCTAAGATCATTCACCAATACGAGTTTGATTGGGCAACTCCTGATGTCGTTTTTGTGGCTGAGTACTACAAGGTCGAGGAAAAAACCGAGGTCATCCGCATATTTGAAGCCATTGATGGCACTGAGGAACGCTACACAGCCGCAGACTTTGCAGACGATGAAATGCTAGAAGAAACCCTAATGGCGGTCGGCACTAGGGAAGTTCGTCAAAAGCGCATCAAGCGGATGAGGGTTCGCAAATACATCATGTCTGGTGGCAAGGTGCTGGAAGATGCAGGCTACATTGCAGGCAAAAATATTCCCATCGTGGTGGTGTACGGCAAGCGGTGGTTTGTGGATAACATCGAGCGTTGTATGGGTGCTGTGCGTTTGGCTAAAGATGCCCAACGCCTGAAGAATATGCAACTGTCCAAGCTGGGTGAGATTTCAGCCTTGTCTAGCATTGAAAAGCCCATCATGACCCCAGAGCAAGTTGCTGGGCATCAGGTAATGTGGGCAGAGGATAACCTGCGAGATTACCCTTATCTGCTGATTAACCCTGTCACTGGTGCTGATGGTGGCACACAAATCTCTGGGCCTGTGGCTTATACAAAGTCGGCACAAATCCCACCTGCAATGGCGGCTTTACTTGCCATCACCGAACAAGATATGCAGGATATTTTGGGCAACCCGCAAGGGGCTGACAAGATGATTTCAGGTGTATCTGGTAAAGCGGTTGAGTTGATTCAAACCCGTGTAGATATGCAGACTTTCATTTACATGAGCAACTTTGCCAAGGGCATGAAGCGATGTGGTGAGATTTGGCTTGGCATGGCAAAGGAAATCTATACCGAAGATAAGCGCAAGATGAAAACCATTGCCGCTACTGGTGAGGCCGGAATGGTCGAGTTGATGCAACCCACCATTGACACCAAAACTGGTGCTGTGGTGATGGCAAATGATCTGTCCAGTGCCACATTTGATGTGGTTGCTGATGTTGGCCCATCCAGTAGCAGCAAACGTGCGGCTACCGTCAGGGCTTTGACAGGGATGCTCCAGATCACCCAAGACCCAGAGACAGCCCAAGTTCTGACTGCAATGGCGATGATGAACATGGAAGGCGAGGGCGTTGGGGATGCCAATGCTTATTTCCGCAAGAAGTTACTGCGGATGGGTGTTGTTCAGCCAACAGATCAAGAGGCCGAAGAACTCATGGCAGAAATGCAAGGCAAGCCTCAAGACCCGAACGCAATGTATTTGCAAGCCGCAGCCGAGAATGAAATGGCAAAAGCCGCCAAAGCAAGAGCTGATACTGTTGAAACCGTGGCAAGCGCAGAACTCAAACGGGCGCAAACGCTAGAGACTTTGGGCAAGGTTGAAGAGACAGCACAGAGCATGGCGATGAGCAACGCCCAGGCAGTGCAAGAAATTTTGCAAGGGCAGATTGTGCAACCTGTTGCGAATCAGTAAAAAACAAGCGACAATTAAAACAACGGTTACCACCCAGCCGTTTAAAGTGGGTGAGTTGAATGGGGTCAAAGATGAATCAAAAGGCAGTAATTGAGGACAATGAAGTCGAGGTAATAGAAGAAGAAATCGAAGTCAACGAACCCGTTGATGAGGTTGAACCGGAAGATACCGAAGAAGTTGTTGTCAGCATTGGTGAGGAAGCGCCACCTCCCGAAGAACATACTCCTGCGCCTGAATGGGTAAAAGAGTTGCGTAAGACGAACCGAGAACTGCAAAGGCAGAATCGTGAACTGCAAGCAAGGGTACAAGCCGCACCACCTGAGACCAAGCCAGTGGTGATTGGAAATAAGCCCAAGCTAGAAGATCACGACTATGACGCTGATGCATACGAGGAAGCATTGACCAGTTGGTTTGAGCGCAAGCGACAAGCCGATGAAGTCAACGCCAAGCAAGAAGCTGAAGTTATGAATCAGCAAAAGGCATGGCAAGCCAAGTTGGATGGTTATGGCAAGGCGAAAGCCGAGCTAAGAGTGAAAGACTTTGAGGATGCTGAAGAAGTTGCTCAACAAGTTTTTTCTATCACCCAGCAAGGCGTTTTGCTGCAAGGTGCAGATAATCCTGCACTCGTTGTTTACGCACTCGGCAAGAACCCTGCAAAGGCTAAAGAGTTGGCTGAAATCAAAGACCCCGTAAAGTTTGCCTTTGCGGTAGCAAAACTGGAGAAAGACTTGAAAGTTACAAATCGCAGGCAAGCACCCGCCCCAGAGCGTATCGTTACAGGAACTGGAAGATCATCTGGTGCGGTTGACTCAACACTTGAACGGCTGAGAGAAGAAGCGGCTCGTACTGGCAACATGACGAAAGTCATTCAGTACAAATCGCAGAAACGATCAGCATCTAAATAATTTAATAGGAGCTTATTATGAGCAATAGTTTTTCAAAAGAAGAACGTGTAGCGTTTGAGGACATCCTCGAAGGCTTTAACGATGCTTTGGTTTTATCCCGCAACGTGTCCATCTACAACACTGATGGCTCGATGATGGAACGCACCAACAACGTGATTTATCGCCCACAGCCTTACATCGCACAATCGTATGATGGCATGGATCAGACTAACAACTTCACAGCTTACACACAGCTTGCAGTACCAGCGACACTCGGCTTTCAAAAGTCTGTGCCGTTCATTCTGGATGCTTTGGAACTGCGTGATGCGTTGCAAGAAGGTCGTTTGGGCGAAGCCGCCAAGCAGAAACTTGCCTCTGACATCAACATTTCAATTATGAATGTTGCTGCAGCCCAAGGTTCTTTGGTTGTGACTGTCAACACTGCTGCTGGTGATTATGATGATGTGGCCTTGTGCGACAGCATCATGAACGA